TGGTTGAGCGTGTACTGTACATCTCAACCCCCCAAGGGTTGCAGAGGTGTCCAAAGCCTCGCCCTGGTGCGTTTGACAAGATTTCGCGTTTTGGAACGCGTCTTCTCACAAATCTCTCCCCGACCCCCGTTGTAGCTCGCGCGGATTACTCCGCGCTCTACTCCGGGCGCAAGAGGGACAATTATGAGAAGGCTTACGAATCGTTGGTGAGAACTCCGATTCGCAAGAAAGACTCCTACGTCAGTACGTTTGTGAAGGCTGAAAAAGTCAATTTCACCGCCAAGAGCGACCCTGCACCACGTGTCATACAGCCCCGTAGCCCGCGCTACAATCTTGAGGTCGGACGGTATCTTAAACTGTTTGAGAAAGAGATTGTGCGTGGGTTTCGGCGCATGTTTGGTTATCAAGTCATATTGAAAGGACTGAATGCGGAGGGCGTTGCGCAGTGCCTCCACAACAATTGGCTGAGCTACTCAGATCCGATAGCAGTTGGCTTGGATGCTTCCAGGTTCGACCAGCACGTCTCCACCGACGCGCTGGAGTACGAGCATAGCATCTACAACAGCGTGTTTCGGTCCAAAGAGCTTCGCCAGTTGCTTAGTTGGCAATTACGCAACAAAGGTTTTGGACGTGTAGGAGAGCAATGTCTCAAATACCAAGTCGACGGTTGTCGCATGTCTGGTGACATTAACACAGGCATGGGCAACTGCCTACTTATGTCCTCTATGGTAATGGTGTACCTTGAAGAGATTGGCTGCAAAGCCCACCTCTCCAATAACGGTGATGACTGTGTTCTTATTCTTGAGCGCAGGGACTTCAGCCGTTTGGAGGGCCTGGGTGAGTGGTTCCTTGATCTTGGTTTTAACATGAAAATAGAGGATCCTGTGGACGTCTTCGAGAGAATCGAATTCTGCCAAGCCCAACCCGTTTTGGTTGGGGATCAATACCGCATGGTGCGTAACCCGTTTACAGCACCGTCCAAGGATTGCGTCTCCCTACTGAGCTGGGACAAGCTCGCGGACTTCGAAACTTGGAGGTCAGCTATCGGTATTTGTGGCCTAGAACTCACGCGTGGCGTGCCGTACTGGCAGGCCTTTTACACCCGGCTTCAGGGTGACCTTAACCGTGTTGGTGGCGTTGAACGTATCTATGAGTGTGGAATGGGATCCATGGCGACTGGCGTGACTGCGGTCGGGGAGATCACCCCGGAGGCTAGGTATTCTTTTTACCTTGCTTTTGGGCTGCTCCCTGACGCGCAAATCGCGCTTGAGCAACAAGTCCCCACCATTTCCTACACTCAAGAAATGCCACTGATAGAACTCGCTACTTCTTCTTTACTCAATTTCAACAACTTATGTCTTCGAAACAAACCAAACGCATGCGCCGTGCCCAGAACGCTATAACTGGCCGTCAGCGCATCCCCAAAACCCGCCTAAGAATTCCCCGCATGACGGGGAACAGCTCCCTCATCCAGAGCAGATATGTCGCCACGACGCTCACCGTCGCCGGCACAGCGACCCAAAGCAATTCCAATGTTTTGGTAAGTCCCGCTGTCTATTCTGGTGTACCTGGAGACGCTGGTGGAAACGTCCTACTTAACTATCAGGAATACAAGATGGTAAGTGGGCGTTGCGACTACACTCCTGTTGTGGGTTCAACCACAGCTGGGGTCGTGTACCTAGCCTACTTTGACAACTCTGAAATCATTCAGAAGGTCAACACGGGCGGGTACACCTTACCGACCATCTTGTCGTTAGTCAAAAATGCACCCACGGTC